TTTAGTTAAAAAAGATATTAGCGAAGCTCTATCTTACTCAGGCAATCACACAGATGCAGACTTTGTGTATGATTGTGTTAAAAAAAATAAAATGCAGCTATGGGTAGTTTGGGATAAAGACAAATCTACAACACTTGAAAAGTATTATGGAGTTGTAGTTACAGAAATTATTCAAAGAACTTTAGTAAAAACTTGTAACATATTTATTGTTACTGGTAGACAAAGACAAAAATGGCAGCATTTAATTTCAGTATTAGAAGATTGGGCAAAATCAATTGGATGTACTGATATGTATTTAATATCAAGAAAAGGATGGGAACGAATTATGGAACAATTTAATTATAAAAAAACTCATGTAGTTTTAGAAAAATCAATAAAGGAGAATAAATAATGTCAAGTGGATCAAGTGGTGGTGGAAATCAAACAACTCAAAGTGTTCAACCTTATGAACCAGCTAGACCAGCTTTAAATCAAATTATAGGTGAAGCTGGAAACTTATACAATCAAGGTGTAGGTGCTGCTGGATATGTAGCTCCATCTGCTCAAACTACTCAAGGTCTTGCCCAACAAGAAGTTATGGCAAATGCGTCTAACACTCAGTTGGCTGACACTTTAGGTGGCAACTATTTGAATCCTTTTTTATCTCCAATGTTACAAGGTGCTGCTAACGATATTGCAACATCTGTTAATTCAGAATTTTCGGCTGCTGGAAGATCGCCTGGCTCAATGATGAATCAACAACAAATTTTAGGTGGTATTACTGATGCTGCTTTACCTTATGCTTTTGACCAATACGATAAAGAACGAAGCAGACAATTAGCAATAGCTGGTTCTGCTCCAAACTTATCACAAGTTGGTGGACAGTTAGAAAATATTCAAAGACAACAAAACATGGCTCCATTTCAAGCACTACAACAGTACAACAGTATTGTTAATCCTATTGCTACTGGCTTACCAGTTCAACAATCAAGTACACAAACACAAGCTAACCCATTAACTTCTGCTATGGGTGGTGCATTAATTGGATCTAAATTTGGTACTACTGGTGCAATGATTGGTGGTGGTTTAGGATTCTTAGGAGGATTATTATAATGGATAAAATAAATAAAATAATTTACGATTTAAAAGCAGACATAGATAACAACACATCTAAATATATTATTATACTTGGTGTACTAATTGTAATTTCAATAATCTTATAAGGACATAAATGTTATTAAATGACGACAACTTTGTAATGCAAGGTGGTGTTAGAAACTATCTTGGTAAAACCGAAGAAGTTAAAGCACCTAAATTTTGGAAGTCATCTGAAAATAGTCCATCAACAGAACTTGTATATATTACAGAAGCTGAAAAAGGATTATTACTTGATGCTAATTTACACAACTCTTTAGATAATGGAAAACCAAATGTTGGTGCATCTGGTCTTTTAAGTTTAGATGGTTGGGGTGATAGAAACTCTGATGGTAGTTCTGACACAAGTGGTGGAAATGCTGGTGCAGAGGGTGGTCAAGGAAGTGGAGATAGTAACGATAGTTATGATAGTGGTAATGATTATACAACACCAACCCCAGCTTCTCCTCCAGGAGTAACACCTACAAGTAATTTTGATTATGAAACAGAAGCATATAAAGATGTTGGTAAAATAGAATCTAATTTTTTTAATCCTGAAACTGGAGAGTTTAGTTTAAAACAAACACCAGGAGTTATTAATGTTGCTGATTATCAAACATCAAATATTGGTGCATACTTAGATTCACCAGGAGTTTCAGATAAAGATAAAACAGATTTTTTAGGAAGATTACAAGCTATATCAAATTCAGATTTAATTGGAACTAATGTAGATGGTATTGAAGATAAATTTATAATTGATAATTTAGACATTTCTTTAAGCTCAATTGTAGATCAAACTAAATATAGTAAATACACAGACAATATTAGTGAAGTTGCTAAAACTTTTGAAAGTGATTTAAGAAAAACACCATTAAGCACAATTGCTAAATCAGGTGGAATTATAGGAACTTTTTTTAGAGGAGCTACTGATAATTATAAAAATAATAAAGCTATGGATTTGTTAGGTTATACAGGATCTACTATAAAATATAATCCTGATGGCTCTGGTGATTTTAATTATGGTGGTGGTTTTCTAACTGGTAATGCTAGTGAGGGTGAAAGAGATGCAGTAAATCAATTAACGCCTTATGCTGCTGATGCAGTTGGTGGAACTACAACTCAACCATCTATGGTTAATGATTATTTTGCAAATCTAAATAATACTAATCTTGGTATTAATCAAAACTATTTAAACACTTACAACACAGCTAAGACTAAAATGGCTAACACTTTAAATATAACACCTAATACTAATCAGTATGGTTATGGCAATAGTTACAATGATAACTATTCCAGATCCATGAATAACAGCAATGTTTTCTATAACTACTTAAACGAACAAGGACTAATATAATGCCAGAAGAAGAAGATAAGTTTAAAGGACTTTTATACTCACCAGAAGTTTTAGGTGGAATAGGATTATTAACTGCTGGACTATCAGGTTCTGCTCCAAGTGCTGCTTTGCCTAGCCTTTTACAAGGTATGCAAACTGCATCATTATTTAAAAAACAAAAAACAGCAGATGAAAGAGCAAAATTTATAAAGCAATATGAAGATCAAGTTCCAGCAGATCAACTACCAGCATTTAGAGCTTTTCCTGAAAAATGGGTAGAACAGAATCTTTTTGCTAAAGATAAAGGATCAAAATTTGAAACTTTTTTATCTAAAGATGGAACAGATAAATTAACAATTAACACAAATACCAAAGCTGGTTTGTTAAGAGCTGAGGAATTAACCAACAACAAAAAATATAATAAAATATCTCAATCAGTTACTGGTAAAACTACTAGCGATCTTGTTCCAAAGAAAACTGCTGGAAAACTTGATGAGGAAATAATGAACTCAGAAAATTTTGCAATAACTCTTGAAAATATTGATGTTATGGCAGAGGATAAGTTTATGACTTATATGGGACAAGGTGAAGCTTGGCTAACTGGTCAAGCACAAAAATTGGGAATTAATACGTCAAAAGAAGCAAATGATTTTGTAAATAGATATTCTGCATGGAAATCTGATGTGCTTAAAAATACTAACCAATACAGAAAATATATTACTGGTGTTGCTGCTGGTGGAAAAGAAATTGTTCTTTTGAAAAATTCAATTGCAAACCCTGACGATCCACCAAGTGTATTTAAAGCAAAAGTTAAAACACAAAGAATAATGAATGATATTATTACTAGAAGAAATAAAGCTTATAAAGCTTTAGGTGTAGGTGAAATGACATTAGATTCTGAGGGAAAACCAACTGGCAAGTATAAAGAATATTTAGAATTACCAGAAAATCAAATAACAGTTAATAAAGAGATGGCAGTTACTTATGCACAAACATTAGTTGATGGTGGCTATGATAATGACAAAATACAATTAAAACTTAAACAAGTATTTGGTATTGAGAACATGGATAAGGTTAATAAATATATATTAGAAGAATTAAAATAAAGGTAAATTATGGAAATAATAGATTATACAGGAATTTTAAAAAAACAAGAAGAAGAAATAAAAAGCAATACCAATCAATTAGCTACTGTTGAAAATAACAATCCTGAAAACAATGTTGAAGCATCTGAATTAACTAATACAGAAGTTGCTATTGATACTGTTATGTCACCTATTGTTGGATATGGTGAGGGTTTAACTCAGTTGCTTGACCTACCTTTTATATTAGACGATGCCTTTAAAAAGGGTGGAGGTATGTTGGCAGTTAAAGTTGCTAAAATGATGAATATGGATGAATCTGATATTGAGGACATGGAGCAAAAATATAAAGTTGCTTTAGCATCAGAAAATAAAATTAGACCAGGAAAATATGTAAGAGAAAAGTTTTTAACTTACGACACTAAATTAGATGCCAACGAATTTTCTAGGAGTGCAGCAGAATTTGCATCACCTAGTCTTTTTACTAAAGCTAAAATGATTTTTGGTACAACTGGTGCTGTATCTGGATTAATTAAAGAGGGTGTAGAACAAGGAACTAATAGCGAAGCTGCTGGTTATGGTGTAGGTGCTGCTGTTAATTTAGGTCTTGATCTTTACATGGCAGCTAGAGGTAATACTTCTGGTTTAGCAAAACACATTATTCCTGATAATGCTGCTGACATTAAAAAAGTTAAGGATCTTCAAAAGTATGCAAAAGACAAAGGTTTAATTTTAAAGACATCAGAAGCTAGTGGAAATAAATCTATTATAAAAATGGATGGTACAATTGAGTCGTCTATTATAGGAAATAAAGTTGTAGATAAATTTTGGGCAAACAGACCAGCAGAAATGAAAGATTTTATTGCAAGGTGGGGAAAAGATAATGGCATTATTTCTACAAATAAATCTTTAAGTGTTAAAGAATTAAATGCACAATACGAAAAAGCTGCAATAGCTTTAGAATCTCAAGGATCACAAATGTGGTTGTTAAATGGTGGAGCAGAAATTAAAAAATTTAATTATAGTTCTACTCAAGTAAATGACATGATTATAGCTTTAGAAAAAGCAGCAGATGGTGGCAGTACAGGAGTACAAAGATTATTAAAAGATCAAGTTGCTAAAATTAAAAAGTCAGAGGGTAATGGACAAGTCATGCACAATTCTTATAAGATATTTAGGGATCTTAAAAGAAATGGTATTTTTACTAATGAAAAAAGTTTAGATAAATTTAAGTATGCTGATATGGCATCAGAGCTTAAAAGTGTTCTAGCAACAAATAAAGGTTGGACTACTGCTAACGAAAAATATTCTAAATTTTATGATGGTTTTGTTGAGCCAATTACCAAAGGATCAATGACTCAAGTATTTAATGATATTAAAAAAATTAATTTTTCTAAAAATCCAGAGAATATGGGTAAATTATTTTCTCATCTAAATTCTCCTCTTTTATCTAAAAAAGATATTATCAGATTTGCAGACTCTGTTAATGCAAGTAAAGTACCAGGACTTTTAGAAAATACTATTTCAACTTATTTTAACAGCAAATTTATTGTAGCTGGTTCAGATGGTATGAAAGAGGGAATTAATACTGGTGTTATTTTTTATAATTCTATTATGAAGAATGAAGCTACTAAAGGAAATTTTACTGAGATGATGTATCAATTAGCAAAAACTAAAAATGCTAATGTTAAATATAAAGATATAGAAAATTCAATAGTTAAATTTGCAAATGTTTTAAAAGCTAGTGGTAAATCTGGTCAAGCTGGATCATCAACTGCTGGAAATTTATTATATAAAGAGGGAGCAGAAAGTAACAAAGTTTCTTTTGCAATTGAAACAGGACAATTTTTACAAAGTGTTAATAAATTTTTTAAACAAAGAGCTTTTACCAAAACATCAAATGAATTAGCCGAAGCTATGGTTAGTGATAGAGGAATAGATGCTTTGTTAGACCTAGCTGCTAATTGGAAAGATCAAGCAAAAGTTTTTGGATATGTTAAAGCTTTAACATTTGGTGCTGCTAGTGTTGATTCATTGGAGCAAAACAATTAATGGCTTCTCAATCTGTAAAAAATTCGCAAGACATTATAAAGTTACAGGGTGAGATAAAACTCATTAACAATAAATTAGACACAATCACACACAACCATTTACACCATTTAGATTTAGAGATTAAAAACATTAAAAAAATCGCATGGGTAATTCTAACCATAAGTCTAAGCAGTCTATTAAGCTTGGTATCAAGCCTGTTAAACTAAGCACAAATATTAAAGGCACAATTGGAGAATACCAAGAGATAGTTAATTTAACTAGACAAGGGTATTGGGTTGCAAAGTCTTGTGATCCTCAATGTCCATTTGACTTGGTAGCTGTAGCTCCAGATGGCACTATTCAATTGCTAGACATAAAAACTAATACATACAGAAAACATATTAAACCATATAGAAGAAAAATCTGGCGATCACCTACTGCCAAGCAAAAAAAATTAGGAATCAAAATTGTAATGAATGATTATGGGAACGAAAAATTATGAACATAGCAGATTTATTTAAAAAAAATTTTATATTTGTACCAGTAGTCGCTTCAATAGTAGTTGGGGGTTTTACTTCTGTTAAGTATGTACTTAATCTAACTCAAACAATTAATGGTAATAAAACAGCGATAACAAAAATATTAGCTGTTGAAATAAATGATCTTCAAAGAGATTTAAAAATAGAACAAGACAAGGTAGCAGATTTAAAAATAAGATTATCCTCTGCTGAGGCTACATGGCAGATGGCAGAGAATTTATACAGGACTCTTGCAGACCAAGTAAGAGAACACTCATACGATATAAAAGATTTAAACAGATAAAAGGATTTATGAATAATGGAGATTGCCAAGATGAACTATTACTTCACAGGAATATTAATTGTATTAATGACTCTATTAGCATTGTTTGTCAAACCAGCTCATGCAAGAAACGAATATCTTAATAATGGCTCTAACACTTGTAGCACAGGATCGTTTGATATTTCCGTAGAACAAAGAGATACAGACTATATAAATAATGGAAGCTCCACTCATGAAAATGAAAATGTAAGATTAACTTATAGACATTTTTTAGGTTCTGCTTGTACTGATGATTTTAAAAGAGTGCAGCAAGAAAATATGGAACTCAAGCAACAGCTAGAGCTAATGAAAATGTGTGGTAGGGTTAATAGTAATCCTAGTCTTGAACAGAATAAAAACTTTAATTTACTTGTATCTAAATGCAGAGGTGTTTCCCCAACAAGTATTGATAATAGACCAGATGATTCTAAAAGTAATTGGGATGATCTAAAAGATGATTACAAAAAAGAAAACCCAGAAATTATAATCATGGGTGATAAAATTCTAATACCACCTAAAGATTTTAAATTACCAGTACCCACACCATGAAAATATCAGAGAATACATCAGTAAGTATGCCAGTTAAAAATATGATTGGTATTGTTGTGGGTGTAGCTATGGGTGTGTTTGCCTATACAGAAGTGACAGCTAGATTAACTTCATTAGAAACTTCAAGAGAATTGTTTCAAGCAGACTTACTTAAAAAAAGTGAGCAGTTACCGACCGATCAGGAACAATTTATGTTGGTAGAGGATTTATATAAGACTACTGAAAAATTAGAAAAAAGAATTGATAATATGATGCACAACAAAATCAACATAGAATTTTTAAAAAAACAAACTGAAAAACTTTTAGAAGATGTAGAAAAACTAAAAGATAAAGTCAGACAGAATGGAAATGGTAGTCATGGTTGAGGTTGTGGTCGCACTTTTAATGATCGTTAATAATGAAATTAAAGAAGTCAGAATACAACCATCAATTTCAGAATGTCTTAGAGGTAAAAGAGTTGCTAATAGAAATGTTTCAAGCAACGTAGAGTATAGATGTATTAAATCAAAAGCTGAACTTGAAACTAATATAGATGGTTCAAAATCAATAAAGAAACTTATTTTAGAATAATGGATAAATTTTTATCTAAATTTTTTGGGTGGATGGACTCCTTAATGGAAAAAGTTAATGATGTTTTAACATTTGATGTTGGGCAAGAACTAAAAAAAAAGCCTAAAAAAAAGAAATGTAAAAAATGTCATTGTAAATGTCATTGTAAAATTGATCTACATATACATGAGGATCAAGAAATTTGTAACTGCGACAACTGTAAATGTAAATAATTATGCAAGTATCAAAACATTTTAAGCTTTCAGAATTTATCAAAAGCCAAGTAGGAACTAGGAATGGTATTAAGAATATGCCTGGTTCTGGTGAGATTAAAAATCTTGGTAATGTAGCTTATGAAATACTAGAGCCTGTAAGAGCCAAGTTTGAAAAACCAGTTATGATTAATTCTGGTTATAGATGCTTAGAACTTAATCGTAAGATTGGTAGTTCGGATAGTTCACAACATACTAAAGGTATGGCTGTTGACTTTGAAATTATTGGTATTCCTAATATTCAAGTTGCTTATTGGATTCAAAACAACTGTGACTTTGACCAACTGATTTTAGAATTTTGGTCTAATAATAAAGATGAGCCTAATGCTGGTTGGATTCATGCCAGTTATTGTGATGGCAACAATAGAAAACAAGTTCTTACATTTGATGGCAAGTCTTATTCTGATGGATTACCAGAGATGCTTTGGGAGAACGGAAAGGTAAAAGAATGATACAATTTTTAAGTTTATTAAAAAACCCTTTAGTAAAAATGGGGATCAATAAAATTTCTAGCCATTTTCAACATAAGGCAGAAAAGACTAAAATTATAAGAGCAGCAGAAATAGAAGCTGCCAAAACAATTTCAGTAGAGCAAATCAAACAACAAGAAAACTCATACAAAGATGAATGGTTAGTTATATTTTTTACAATATTAATGGCTTGTCATTTTATTCCATACACACAAGACGCAATGCAAAGAGGTTGGGAAATTTTAGAATATGCTGACCCAATGTTTTGGTACATTATTTTGACCATTGTTGGAGCTTCATTTGGTGTGACTACAATGAATAAAATGAAGAAAAAATAAATGAACTTTGTTTTGGTAATGTTAATTTGTAGTGGTTTGCCAGGCAACGACTGTAAGCCTTTACCTACACCTATTATAGAATTTAAAAATTATCATAACTGCATTTACTATGCTTATGATTATTCAAGTGAATTATTAAAAGATATGAGTCCAAATTTTGTAGATCAATATAAAGCCTTTACTCAATTTGATTGTAAAGAAACATCTAAGGTTACCACATAATGAAAAACAAAGCCTGGAAGAAACCAGATCAAATTATTTCACTTGGAGAATGTAGAATTTGTAACAAAGAAATTACTAATGATATGAGCTTCCTATCTTTTGCAGATGAAACTAGATCCCACATAACTTGCGATAAAAAAGAATACTTTAAAAAATTAATAGAAAAGGACAAATAGATTATGGCATTAACTGCAAGACAGAAAACAACTTTAAAAAAACATAGTGTGCATCACACAAAACAGCACATGAAAGATATGAAAACATCTATGGCCAAAGGTATTAGTTTTACTAAGGCTCATAAGATTGCACTTAAAAAGGGTAAAAGATAATGGCAAAAGCAAAAGGTTTATATGCCAACATCCATGCCAAGCGAAATAGAATCAAGGCTGGTAGTGGTGAAACAATGAAACGACCTGGAGCTAAAGGTTTTCCAACAGCAGCCAATTTTAAGAGGGCAGCTAAGACTGCTAAGAAAGTTAAGAAAACAAAAAGAAAGTAACAAAATCGGTTTGATCTTTTCAGATCAGTTGTCAGTCATTTGGCTTTCAGGGGTAGTGGTGGGTAAAGAATTTTAGTGGTATAAAAAGTACATTGTGTTATCGTTTTAGATACATGAGTTATGTAAATGAGATGAAAACAAATATGAAAAATATACTGTGATTATACTTTTTTGTAAAAAACTAGGTATAGGTAGGTTTTTAGGGTGGGCAACTTGATTAACAGTCAACTGCTCTACCAACTGAGCTACCGAGGAATAATAAAAGTGTTTATACATATAGCCGAATTGAATCGCAAGATTTTTTTCGGCTCTTTTTTTGTGTCTGGATTCTTGCTTTTATGCGATAAAAATAATTTTGATTACAAAAGTTATACCAAAATTATACCGAATCGGTTCTCACAATTTCATATTTTTTTTATATCACCTGGAACTAGGTGGAAAATGATTGCAGTATATGAACAAATGACTGTTGTAATCCACTTAATCTCAGGTATAACTTATGTAATATATAACGTCAACTAACATAAGGAGAGAGAATATGACTACACAAAAACAAAGAAGAAAACTTGTTATTCAAGGTTACAAGATCGCTACTAAATCAAAGTTTTCAACTCAAGATGAAATTGATTTATCTACTGTAAAAAAAATAAATAATTTTGCAGTTGATGGTAAAATAGCTGTGCTTAAAAGTGATGAGTGTTTTTACGATAGCCATGATTATAATGTTCAAGGTTATGTTTCGGAATATACTAGATTAATTCCAGCTAGTTACACAGCTTACAGATTGTTTTTAAAACAAGCTGAATATTGTGCTGACCAACCTTACCATGTTGAAATTGTTGAGCCTATCAAAATGGAAAAACCAAAACTTCCAGTTGATGAGCTGGAAGAATGTCAAAAAGAAAATGAGCTAAACTATTATGGAGGGAGAGCATAATGGATAATAAAATAATAGAAGAAAAGTTAAGATATGTGTTGGCAAGAAAAAAAATCAATATAGAAAAAAAGTGTAAGTACAATAGAGAAACTATGGCTTGGACTTTAAAATGGTATGGAGAAGTTTATACTGGTAATTGTCTTATACAATTAATAGATCAACTTCCTTTAATTAAAAAATATAAAAAAAATATATCTGAAGTATCTGGATTAGATGAAAATGATACTCTTGGACAATACGATCAAGCTATTGTTGATAATAGATTAGCAGCAGCAGATAGAATGAGAGGGAGAGCATAATGTCTAAAGAAAAACTACAATATAATAATATCACACCAGTACAAGTTAGAGGTCAGACTAAGTATCGTTTTCAGTACAAGGGTGCTGATAATAAAATCAAGTTTATTACAAGGGGTAAGAGAAAAAATCTTACTCCTATTGTAGTAAAGAAAGTTGAAACTGATGGTTTTAAAATTACTGACTTTAGCTATTGGAGTATAGATGAAGCTCACCAACTATGGTATGATCGTCTAATAAAGAAGAATGCAGCTTATAACAAGCCCTCAGAGAGCTGTATAAGGGATTATAATAGCATGGCTACCTTTCATATCTTGCCATACTTTTATAACCAGGATGCCAGGTTAATTGACAAAGATTCCATTAAATCATTTGTTAAATTTTTAGAAAAAAAGGAAGCAATTAATGCTAAGACATTATCTAAAGTGTTTAATGTTCTGAGTGCTATCTTAGATGCTTCTGCTGCTAAAGGAAAGTTGGCTAGGAATGTATGTAAAGATATGGATTATCTTTATGACATTGTGATTGAAAATCGTAAGTTTGATAAGTTAGATTTTGAGGTCTGGTCATTGGACAGAATGATTGATCTTATTAATCATACTAAGAGAGCTGATATAAAATTAATGTTTTTATTGATGCTTGAAACTGCTTGTAGACCTAGTGAGATTAGAGGTTTAAATAGATCACATCTAAGGTTTAAATCTAACTCTCCATACTTATCAATTTCTAATGCAGTTAAAAGAAATGGGAGTCTTGGTTTAACTAAAAACAAAAAGGTTAGGGATCTAGTTATTTCATCTAGTTTAAAAGATAAGATTCAAGATCATCTAAACCAATTACCAGAAACTCAAGATAGTTTGTTCCTAGAGAAAAATGGTAAATATGTAAGGCTAGAAACTCTTATAAAGCACTTAGACAAGGCAACAAAGAGTTTTGGGGAGGAACTACCCATCAATCGTAAGTGCTATACTTTCAGACATTTTATGGCAACATACTGGGCATGGAAAAAGAAGTACACAGACCCTCAAGACCTGGCTGATGCTCTTGGTGATGATAGTGTAGATTTTGTTAGAAGAACTTACATCAAGCCTTATGCTAATACTGAAATGGAAAAAGGAAGAAGCGATTGGCAGAACCAACAGTTTAATAACTAATAGGAGAGAGATATGGATCTAACACTTAATCAACTAATGAAATCAATTAATTATCATTATGATTCTGATATTGATATAAAATTAAAAAAAAGAAAAAGTTATTTTTCTCAAGAGATTCAACAGATAATTAAAAGTAAAAAAAAATTACCAAAACTATCTTATGTAGATTCTTTAAATAATATATTTCAATATGAATATTGTATTTATCAAAATGGAAAACACATAATAACCTTAGTTGATGGTTTTAAAGATGGTCTTACAAGGAAAAATTCTTTGTTGCTTAAATTAATAATAAAATCTTTACATAAGTATGAACCTGGTAGAGTTTTAAAATATAAAATATAATTATCAAAATTAATTATTTATACCAATACTTTTCGTAGTTCTCTGAGTTGTAGGGAACTACCTCCCAAATATCTTTTCTTTTAAATGATCTCTTGCCCCAATCCAGAGCTTCTGCTTCTGTTGCAAAAATCTGATTGCTATAACTTCTAAATATATCTTTGGGTTTAAATATAATAAAAAACATTTTTAAAAAAGGAAGTAGGAGATGACTAAAAAACCTACTTCCCTTATACACAAAAGTGGATGGTTACAAAGCACCCACAACCACTTACACCATTAAAAAATAATGATGTAATAAGCACTTATTAAAGCTCAGATGATAGGGAGCAATCTCTATCTTTAGAACTATTAATTGGTGGCTCATATTGACCAACTAATTTTGTTTCAACATCTTTAAAAAAGATTTGTTTAATAGATGGATATAATCTTAATTGATAAATGTTGGTAAATTGCTCAATCTCCATTTCAAAAAAACAACACACTTGAAATGTTTTATAAAGGGAAAGAGTATTCTTCCCATGTTCAAATTTTTGAATCTGTTGGAAGCTGCAATCTAATACTTTGGCTAATTGCATTTGAGTACATGGTTTATTAACCTGAACTGTATCTATAATATTTCCAGCTTTATCATATAATAATTTTTGTATTTTTCTGGAAGCTCTTGCTTGTCTTAATCTTTTACCAATCTCAATATCTATTTCTTTTTGAAGCTCACTTTTGATCGCTGATTTATATGGTCTTGTCATTTCTCTCTCCTTATTTTGGGCAGACTAATAGCCTAGAGTATTTTACAACTTTTAAGTTAGTTAGTAATTAAAGCTGAGTGTACTTGAAAGTGGCATCGCCATTTTCTACACCAACAATTTGTCTGTAAGTTTTGATATATTTTTTAAAAGCTTTTAAGCTATGCACACATTGTCTAGTGCCTACCTTAGCTGGTAACATAATCTCTGCATGATACCTTTTAAGCTTCTCATATCTCCTTAGCAAACTATTACTCCTTGCCATCCTGGTCTGTCCTATTGTTAAGTTTAATCACAGATTTTTCTAATTTAATTTCTGTGACTTTAAGCTCAGCATTATCGCTGACATCCGATTTTGCAGCTATCTCTGCATTATCAAATTCTTCTTTAGTTTGAAAACTTGCTTCAAAAAAACTTTCTTTAGTAACCTTGCTCATCTTCTAAACTCCATTGTTGAATACTCTCTGTTAAAACTAAGATTGGGTATCTGACTAATTTGTTTTTTAGATAATCTAATTTTACGATGAGCTGCTAAACCTTTTGAGATTAAACCTAACTTAAAAAGTTCGGCACATATTGCACCAGCTCTAGCTCTGCTGAATCCAAATTTTTCTGCTATCTCTTTATAAGTTGGGCTGAATTTATATTGTTTAATAAATGTTGATATAAAATCTAAGCAATCGTATTTGATCTTGCTTAAATATATATGATCGTTTTCTTTATTATCTTCCATCTTTATCCTTATCAAATAAATTAGTGATGTTAGGTTTAGTTACATAGTCAGGTGCTTTTTGTTTTGGACTACCTAATCCTTGCAATTGAAGTTCTAGTTTTGCTGAATACCAATTAGCTTTTTTTACATCCATCAAACAAGCTTCTGCTGTACTGCCATGTTTCGCACCAAACCTCATTGTGTATTTCAAAATTTGTGAACGCAAGAAACCAACTACCTCTAAACTGGATAGTTGGCTTACTATTGCATCGTAAGTCTGAATACTTTTTTTATAGTGATTTGGGTTTTCGCTTTCAGCCATTAAAATGGTTGCTCCTCACTTGATGGTTTTTTATAAGGCTCAGATATAGTTCCTGATAAATCTGGACTACCTGGTTTAGTTTTCTCTGTTTGAATCCAAATAGCTATATCTTTGGTAACTCCATCACAGACAAGATTTCCAGAATAATGAGGATAGGCTTTACCAGCCACATCCGTTTCTTTAGGTTTTCTTTTCCATAGACTAATTTTATTATTAAACTCTGCCATTGTTATTTCCTTGTTTGTTTTGTATTTGTGATTTTAGTTTTGTGTATTCTGTTTCAACTCTTAGATCCTCAACTGGATCAAAGCTGATTTGTTTTAATTCAGACTCAAATTCTTTCATCTGTATCTGAATATTATTTTCAAATTTGTTTGGTGATGCTGAAAGTTTTGCAACATCTTTTAATTTTGCAATCCAATCGTTAGCTAATTTTGTTGTATCAACTTTAGGTATAGGTTTAGCTGCACTAACAGTAGGTGCTTTAAAAGGTTTAGCTTTATGACCATCCTCATTATCCAAACCAGTTTCTAAATTAAGTGCATTTAAGAAAGCATATTTTCTGGAGTAAGACATAGCATTACCAGTTCCATATCGGTCAGTTGCTCCAAATGCTGAACAGCCTTGTATTAAAACAAATTCTTTTGAAGTGGTGTCATGGATAGTCATTTCACATTTAATAAAAACATACTTGTCAGTAACAGTAGGTTCATAATTACATACTGGATATAAACCATGTTTGTTCAAAGCATCCATCGCAACTTTTTGGACTGCATCATGGAGTAAGGGATTGAAATGTAATCCTGTTTTTTTAGGTGCTTTAATAACTTTGTCTGCTTCTTGACTTGCCTTACTTAATTTCTCATAAATATTACTCATCGTTCTCTCCTTGTTTTCTAATTGCTTTTTGTAAAATTTCTTTTTGTTTTTTTAATTGATTATTTTCTTCAACCAATTCACCATTTAATTGTTGATGACCTTGATCTACTTCCTCAATTCTTTTTACTTCATCTTCAAGTTTCTCAATCACATTGTCCTGAGTTAAGAGTCTTGCATTTTTAAAAACTAATTTTTCAATTAGCTCAGATTTAGGTAAAGTCTGGTAGTGATCTACTAAGCCTTTAAAATCCATAGTAACCCTTAAATCTTTTTATTACTGCTGGGTCAGTACCTTTCCACCAGAAACTATTTTTTCTAAGCTCACTAAAATCAGGCTTTGATAAAAGTGCTAAAGTTTCTATATTGCCATCAGCTAATTCTAATTTCTTTTCCCAACATCTTTGGTAAAGAACCAACTCATCATAATAATGTTCCAGGCTCTCTGGTCTTAGTTCAGTACAATTTTCTGGAGTAAATATTCTTTTATCGCTGTCACTTGCATAAGTTAAAAATGGTTTTAATTTTGGTAATAGCTTTTGGTAGAGTGAAATTTGTAAGCAGTCAGAGTGAAATGGAACTAGAGGGCATTTCTTTTTAGTGTAAGAGTAACCAGCTTTTGTTTTAACTAGAGTACCAAAAACATTTTTAATATCTCCAAAGTGTGTTTCACCTATTAGATCCACATAAGATAAGAAGTAAGTTTGTATTCTATCATCCCAATGAGTGTACTCTAACTCAGCTTTCCATTTTTGTTTAGGCAGCTCACCAACATTGTCTAAATGATTTTGTGCAACTGGTATTAATCGTTCAACAATATGCTCAAATTTTATTTTATCTTTTTCATCTACTGGAGAATAATTATTAATCCTGTCCTGGACAGAGTCAAAGTTAAGAGCTTCCTCTAAAGTTTTATTTTCTGTGTAGTGTATTTGCACCAACTCATGCTCTAAAGTTCCACCCTCAAATGAACAGTTCTTAGGCATATCTCTTTTTTCTTTTGGAGTCATTACGATGTAATTTCTAAATCGTATGTCGTCAGGTATTGTGTTCTGAGATTTTGAAGTGTGCTTCAATCCAAACTTAGTGTAGCAATCACCAATTTTTCTGATTCGTTTCTCCATTCATAGTAGATATACTATGTAATGCTCAAAGCAACTTAATTATCACTCAATGATAAATGGATTAATAATCCCAGTATGATGGGTAGAGTTCTGTTTCGATTCTTGAAGTCCAAGATGGAGTAATATCAGTTGCGATGTTTGGAAGATTAACTTTACCAGTTGACCATGATCTATCTTGAACATCATAACGACCATTACTATTTGGTTGTAGATAACCAATATGAATTACTTTTGATTTCTTGTCCTGGCAGATTCCATACCTAGAGTCAGCATTTATGTAAATATTATTTTTAGGTTTAAAGACTCTAATCAAACCATTAGAGCTTGGAGTTTTAGTTATGATACCCTGACAGCCAGTATATCTAACTGGTACTGCACATTTTTTAATATCTTTTTTTGAAAACAAAGCAACTCTACCATCATCAAATGCTTGACCAATTACATCTATATAAGCTGCCATACCTAAAAAATAATTAGCTGAAATAAACTGATCGCCATTAGTTCTAAATTCATTAAAAAATTTTGACAGATCAACAGCTAGTTCTTGAGAATCAAAATAACCTGGAGCATTAGGATCTCTATTAATCAATCTTGAGATTTTAACTCTCATGTTAGCTTGATCTTTTTTGGGGTAGGTAGCTCTAATAAAATCGTCAGTAGTTTTTTTGTATCTTTTTTTAAGAAACTCTAAACCCTCTTTTCTAAAACCATTTGTGCTATCAGTCATATTATTTTGAGTCTTGTATAGCAGATCGAAATGATTAGTTGTTTTTTTATTTAACATAACTTGACCTTATGTTGACTTGATTGTGGTTGCAACATAATTATCTCTGGTTATTAATTGTGTTAGCGATTCATTTGTAAAATTAATTGGTGGATCTCTGGACTATATGAGAGAAAACATAGATAAAATAAGGGTTTTAGTACCTAATCTAAGGGAAATAGTTTCTCTAATAGTTTCTTATAAACAAAAATCATTATTAATTAAAACAGTCCAGTTAGAATTATGCAACCTTTTTTACTGTAAATGTCGCACCATATTTAGTGCCAAAAACGAATCACCTACTATATGAGCATATTTTTTTTGATATTAGCATTTGGAACATCTGACATTAATCCAGGCTACCAACTTATTAAAATTCCTATCACACAAACAGTTAAGAAAATTACTTGCAGTCAGGCTTATGAAAAAACCATAGACAAATCAGATAAGGATTTTGGCAATTTTTATAAGGGAAAAATAATCTCAGCTCATTGGTGTAAAGACAAAAAAGGTGAGTGGGTTAAATGAGTCCAGAAATAGAACTAGATTTATATGAGATAACAACTGCCGCCCAGACTGGTTTGCTTAGAGTTACTGAAAGCATGAAACAAAAGCAAGAATGGTGGCATGGTTACAAAGGTACTTTAGAAGATAAAATTGCTAAAAGTATTAGTGGTGCAATGTCAGAAATTGCATTGTGTCTTTATCTAAAAGTACCATTTGAATTTCATACCAATGTTGGATCAGCTCCAGATGTTAAATACAAAAATTACAATATCCAAGTTAGATCCCAGACTCCTAAAAAAAATAATAACAACTCATTAATCATAAGACCAGGAGGAGTTAAACCAAATGAGATTTATGTATTTGTATTAAGTGAAGCACCAAAATTTACTATCAAAGGATTCATTAATAGCTCTGCTGTAATAGGTAAGGATGATTATTTAACAGACTTCAATCTTGCCAGACCAAAAGTTTGGGCAGTACCTTTAAAAATTTTAAATCCAATAATTCTACTTAAAGACGAAAGTTTAAACTAATGGCTAATGTTTATGGAGATGTGAAAGTTTGTTGTAAATGTGGCAGCGATGCCGATGTTATTGAAAGCAATTTTAATTATTGTGCTGATTGCATAAGTGAAAAATGGACTGGAAAAAACATAGAAGAATTATCTCAGGAAATATTAAAGCAAGATAAATTAAAGGTGGTCAAACCATGATCCCATTTCCTAAAAAGAAATACAATATTATTTATGCTGATCCACCTTGGTATTTTAAAAGCTATTCAAAAAAAGGAGAAGAACGAAATGCTACAAAACATTATCCATGTATGGAATTTAACGATTTATGTAATCTTGATATCGACAGTATTGCTGCTGTGGATTGTGTATTGTTTATGTGGGTTGTTGATCCTTTATTGCACAAGTCTTTTGAGCTGCTTAAAGCATGGAATTTTAAATTTAAGACAGTAGCTTTTAGTTGGGTAAAACAGAATAGAAAATCTGAGGGTAATTTTACTGGAATGGGATATTGGACTAGAGCTAACCCAGAGATGTGTCTGTTAGCTACAAGGGGGAAACCTAAGAGGGTTTCGATGAGTGTTAAGCAACTTGTTATGGATGTAAGGAGAGAACACAGTAGGAAGCCTGACAGGATCAGGAATGACATAGTAGAACTTTGTGGTGATCTTCCCAGAATTGAATTATTTGCCAGACAAGATTTTAAAAGCGATGGATGGGATAATTGGGGGAATGAGCTGTAATGCAATTATTTCATGGAGATTGTTTAGAGGTTATGAAAACTTTGCCAGATGAAAGTGTAGATTTAATCTTAACTGATCCTCCTTATGGAATGGAATTTAAAAGTTCATATAGAAAAATAAAATATGATAAAATTAAAAATGATAATAATTTAGATTGGTTAAATGATTTTTCTAAATTGTGTTTCGATAAAACTAAAAATAATACAGCTCATTATGTTTTTTGTAGTTTTCATAATATTGATAAATTTAAACAAGCATTTGAAAAATATTTTACAATAAAAAATATATTAGTTTGGGAAAAAAACAATACATCAATGGGTGATTTAAGTGCAGATTTTGCACCTAAAGTTGAATTCATAATATTTTTACAAAAAGGTAGAAAATTAATAAATGGCGATAGATCACCAAATATTTTTAAATTTGCAAGAACTCAAAATAAATACCATCCAACCGAAAAGCCAATAATGCTGATGGAACATTTAATTTCTAAGTTTTCAAATGAAAAAGATGTTGTTTTAGATCCTTTTATGGGGTCTGGAACTACTGCAATTGCATCCAGAAACCTAAATAGAAAATTTATAGGTATTGAATTAGATAAAAAATACTTTGACACAGTTAATAAAAGATTAGGCGATTATTATGGATTGTTTTTATGAAAACATTTGAAAAGTTTCATACCGATTTATTAAACAACAAAGTTCTAAGTGCCAACGAAAAGGTTGTTTATATTATTTGTAAGAGTTTTGAAAATGCACCAATGGGTTGTCGTATTTCTCATAAGTATTTGATGGATAGAACTAAAATTAAGACCAGGAAAACATTAATTAAAATCCTTGACCGACTCACTTTGTTTGGAATGTTAAGTCGTAAGCAAATTGACAATTCAACTTGTCATTATGTTTTTGATAAAACTACAATGCAAGAATACATCAATCACAACATCAATAAGAGAAGAAGAATATCATTGGGCAAACAAAAAAGTAGTCCACAGATTAATCCACAAATAGACAATGTTATCAACATACTAAGAAAGGATAAGTAAAATGGGAGTAGCAAAAACATCATTTGGGAGTAGCGAAAAGGAGAGTCAATCTATACCTATTATCTATACCTATTTAGGGAGATATATATAATGACAACATATGTAGATCCTAAGTTAGTTGCCAAAGCATTGGCAAGGGTAACTAAATCATCAAATGTTTATTATTCTAGTGCTGTAAAAAAGATTAAGAAAAATCGCAAAGAATATTATCAAAATAAAGAAACTAAAACACTACAAAAATCACTTAGTAAAGATAGATTCAACACTTACCTGGAGGAATTGTATAAAGCTGATGATAACAAATAACCTTACAATAGATGAGTTAGATAGATTTTTACAAATATCGTCTTTTTGCGATAGCAAAATGCCTAAAGTAAAAGCTAAGTCATTACCTACAATGTACAAAGTAATTGAAAATGCTATTGGTGTTGGTGAAGATGCAGATAGTATTAAAAACTTAGATAAATATGCAGCTACCTTAAAAATAACATTAACATCAAGACAGATAACAATTTATGACTTTGTATTGTTAGTTATGTTAGATGCAAAAGCATCTGACAGAGAATTAATTTATTTACGAAATTTTCCTCATAGATTATCTCTTAGAAAGATGAAAAGAATGTATTTGGATTGGTCACATACTAAGATTGGATATGAATATGAAAAAGCATTAAAAAATGTTTGTAAGTATGCAAATAGAAATCTTAAAAAATATATTTGACAAGTTGACAGTTAAAACCTAAAAAAAATCTACACTTCATATATTAAGGTTTTTCATTAACCTCTTTCGGTGAAGATTTTAGGCAGATCAGCTTTATTTCGTCTTTCTCTCTCTCAAAACAAACTATCTGCCTAAATATTACTAATTACACTCAATTGGATTAAAGCTAAGTAATTTATGCTTCTTTTGAAGTTTAGGACATTTGAAAATGTCTTTTAACAGTTCTTTTTTTGCATAAACTTTAACAATATTCAATTTGAACATATTTACTGTATTGGATGATATTTTATTATTTCTAAACATATTATTCCTCTCTGATTCGGTTAATAACGAATCTAAGTGACTTAACATGAGTGTTAATTCAATTACAACCCTTAATTTAATTTAAAATGGCTAATAAAACAAAAAAGAATCCAAAAGTTATTGCTGAGATAATAGAAGAACTAGCAATTGGTTTAAGTATCAGAAGTTGTTTATCTCCAAAGAATAAAAATCCAGACAGACCATGTTGGCAATCATTTAGAACCTGGATGGCTAAAGACCAAGAGCTTAGAAGCCAATACGAAGTAGCTAAGACTGATGGAATAGAATATTTATTAAGTGATGCTACTGATTTAATTAATCAGAGTTTAGAAGATAGTAAATACAAAGAGAAAACAGATTTAGGTCAGACTCACTTAATCAAATCATTTATTGATTTAACTAAGTGGAAATCAGAACGATTAGCACCCAAAACATACATGAAAAAAGATCAATTACAGGTATTTGGATCAGATTCCTCTCCTTTGATTGTTAAGTGGGATAAGTAAAAGTATTGTATTGATTGGGTTATTGTATGATTCATGGGAGTCAGAGATTAATCTAGCACACACTCTCTTATAGGAAAAAAAATGTGATATTTTTGTCACATAATAGAATAATTCTAAAGTAATCCGGTAAATAAATACCGGTAGCTATACTTTATTTATATTTCTATAAATAAATGGCTAATTTATTAGCTTATTTAACCGGAGCAGTTGATTAACAATCATTTTACCTGGTTTTGCACCAGAAAGTCATGGGGTGAAGAAAAAAGCGACCCCCAAAACTATATTTGGAATTAAAAATAAAATTAGGGAAGTTACACACACCTACAACAACCAACCACTAATAGGATAAATTATGACAGAAGAAGAACGAAAAAGATTAGCCTTAAAAAAAAAAAATAAAGAATTTTTTAACAAATACAGAAAAAGCATAACAGGAGTCGCTGCTGGAGATAAAGAAATGGAAATTTTAGCAAAATCAATTCCTACTGCTGAATTAGACGAAAAATTTATAGCTGAGAAAATTGGTGGTGCTGTGTCAGAAGAAGAATTGAAATTAATTAAAAAATTATTGCCTAAAAGATAATTCTAATGAAAAAATTTGATGATAAAAAAATGGGTTATACAGCTATCGTCTATGTGATGGAATCTACTAAAAGTGTGATCGTACATTTTGATGGTTTTAAAAATATTAAAGAATGTGATAATTTTTCTTTTCAGGTCATGGATGATCTTGGCATAGAGCCTATTTCTACATCTGAAAGTATTACACTCCACTAATTTTAAAAAATGCCGAATATAGTTATACCCTACAAGCCTAGAGCTTTACAAAAAATACTACATGGGCAAATAGATAAGCATAGGTTTAGTGTGATCGTTCTCCACAGGAGAGCTGGAAAAACAGTCATGGCTATAAACCATATGTTAAAAGCAGCTTTAACTAACAAGTACCTTAACCCTAGATATGCCTTTATATCGCCCTACCGGCTACAAGGAAAGGCTACGGCTTGGGATTACATTAAGCAGTTCGCTGGAAAGATACCTGGCACAAAATTTAATGAATCTGAGCTTAGATGTGATTTGGCAAATGGTGCAAGGATAACAATTCTTGGTGCAGAAAACGATCAAGCAATTAGAGGTATTAGTTTAGATGGATGTGTATTCGATGAAACACAATCTATTAAACCAACTATATTTCCAGAAGTCATAAGACCAGCTCTGGCAGACCGAAAGGGTTGGTGCATATTTATAGGTACACCAAAAGGAAGAAACAATTTTTATCAGCTTTATCAATCAGCTATAAAAAATCCTAAATGGTATGCTTGTACTTACAAAGCAAGTGAAACACAGATTTTAGACGATGAGGAATTACAGGCTGCTAAAGATGTAATGTCCAAAGATTTATATGAGCAAGAATTTGAATGTTCATTTCAAGCTGCAATAACAGGATCATATTATGGAACTATAATAGAAGATTTAGTAAGAGAAAAAAGAATGGTGTCTAATCTATATGACGAAGATATAGATGTAGAAACCTGGTGGGATCTTGGCATGAATGACCAGACTGCAATATGGTTTGTGCAACGATACAAAAAAGAAATAAGATTAATTGATTATTACGAAAACACTTCACATGGTTTAGATCACTATGCTGACGTTTTAAAAAATAAAGGCTTTGAATATAGCACTCACATATTTCCCCATGATGTAAAAGTCAGGGAGCTTGGCAATTATGCTAAAACAAGATTAGAAGCTTTATTGGATCTTGGCATAGTTGGTGAAGTAGCACCTAAGCTTAGTATTGAAGATGGCATAGAATCTGTCAGAAGAAATTTAGTAAATTGCTGGTTTGACAAAGACAAGTGTGCAACTGGCATTGAGTATTTAAAAGCCTACCAAAAAAAATGGGATGACAAGGCTCAAGTTTTTAAATCTAAACCTCAACATTCCTACGCATCGCATTGTGCTGATGCTTTTAGAACAGGAATAGCTGGGCAAGGAATAGAGCTTTCAAATTGGAAAAAACAAGTTCCAGTTAATACAAATTATATAGTTTAAAAAGTTATGGCAAAAAAAACAACCGAAATAGAACTTAAAAACATAATTTCATCAGAGATAAATAACTCTATTGGATTTATGGGTGGTGCATTATCAGGTGCTAGAAAAAAATCTCTTGAGTATTATATGGGAGAGCCTTTAGGTACTGAGATAGATGGTAGATCACAAGTTGTTAGTACAGATGTTTCAGACACAATTGAAACCATCTTACCAAACCTTTTAAGAGTTTTTACTTCATCAGATCAAATGGTTAAGTGTGAGCCAGTACAAGCAGAAGATGTAGAACTAGCCGATCAAGTTACAAATTATATTAACTATATTTTTAACAAAGATAATAATGGTTTTAGTATTTTATATACCTGGTTCAAAGATGCTCTTTTAGAAAAGAATGGAATTGTAAAAGTTTATTGGGATGACGCAGAAAAGGTTGAGCAAGAAACATACGAAAATTTAAGTGATTACGAATACGATTTATTAATGCTTGAATCTGATATTGAAGTTATATCAGAGGAATCTTTTCCTGATGAATATGCTTTAACTAGATTAGATCAATTTAAACAAGAAGCAGCACTTAATGGACAAGAGGTTGAAGAAGTTCCAACTCCAATGTTGCATAATTGTATTATTAAAAGAACTAAATCGGCTGGTAAAGTTAAAATAGAAAATATACCACCAGAAGAATTTTTAATTCAAAAATCAGCAAAGACTATTGAAGAAGCAAATTTTGTAGCTCATAGAGTTATGAAAACTAGATCCGATCTTATAGAGATGGGATATGATCAAGATATTATAGATGATCTTCCTACAACTAACTCATTCTTAATGGATGATGAAGCATTAATAAGGAATCAAAATATTGATGCAAATCCTTTTAATGATAGTCCAGATGATAGTACGCAAGAGATTGAAGTTTATGAGTGCTATGTCAGAGTTGATATGGATGGTGATGGTGTTGCAGAACTTAGAAAAATAATATGTGCTGGAACTGGTTTTGTAATTTTAGAAAATATGAGTTGCGATTTCATTCCTTTCTGTTCTTTAACTCCGATCCCAATGCCACACAGATTTTATGGTAGATCAGTTTCAGAATTAGTAGAAGATGTGCAGTTAGTTAAATCAACTGTTATGCGACAATTGTTGGATAATATGTATTTAACAAATAATAACAGAGTAGCCATAATGGATGGAATGGTGAACTTGGATGACCTTTTAACAAGTCGTCCTGGTGGAGTTGTAAGAACTAAACAACCACCTAGCCAAGTTATGATGCCGATGCAATCACAAACGATTTCACAACAAGCATTTCCATTATTAGAATACTTAGACACAGTAAGAGAATCTAGAACTGGTGTTACAAGATACAATCAAGGCTTAGATGCAGATAGCTTAAATAAAACTGCAACTGGTGTTAATGCTTTAATGAGCCAATCTCAAATGAGAATGGAATTGATTGCTAGAGTGTTTGCTGAAACAGGAATTAAAGATTTATTTAAAAGAATTTTTGAGCTTACTTGTAAGTATCAAGACAAAGAAAGAGTAGTTGAATTAAACAATCAATTTATTCCAGTCAAACCTACTGAATGGAGAAACAGATATAACATATCTATTACTGTTGGATTAGGTACAGGAAGCTCAGATCAACAAATTGGTATGTTAAACAATATCCTAGAAAGACAACTTCAAGCCTTTCAATTACAGGGTGGTCAAGAGTACCCAATGGTAAGTCTTAAAAATATTTATAATAGTTTAGCAAAAATTATTGAAAATGCTGGTCTTAAAAATGTTGAGAATTATTTTGTTAATCCAGATCAAGGTAAATCAATGGTGCAGCCTAAACAACCACCAGCTCCAACTCCAATTGAGAAAATAGAGTTTGCAAGAATAGCAAGTGAAGAAAAACGAAAATTCGCTGGTCTGGAATTACAACTAAGAGAAATTAAAGCTAGTAATGCTAAAATGTTATTAGAGAATGAAATTAAAATGAAAGAACTTGAGCTTAAATATAATGCTCAAATAGATTCAGCTCAAATTAAAGCAGAAGCCGATCTTAATAAAATGTTAGTAGCCGAAAGCACAAAAGACTTTAGAGATGCACAACAATCACAACAAAACCTACAAAAACAAATTGAGTCATTAAATGGACAACCAGGAACAAGCAAAACTCCAACAGGAAATAAACCAATCCAACAAGGTTAAAGATTTACTAAACAACCCTTTATTACAAGAGTCATTTGATAAGCTTAAAAATTTATATTCTACAAGTTTATTAAATACTGGTGCTAACGAAACTGAAACTAGAGAGAAGCTTTGGTTAGCTTATAATATAGTTGGAAAAGTTGAGCATCACTTACAAGAAATTTTAGATACTGGCAAACTAGCTACCAAACAATTGGAAGATTTTAGAAACCATATCAAAAACCAAAAATTCTAGCCACTAAGGTTAGGATAAGTCAACCTTACAAGAGGAACTTAACTTAAAAGGAAAAATATGTCAGAAAATTTTGCTAACCCACTACAGGGAGCTGAAACTGATTTACAGAAAGCTCAAAAAGCAGTAAATGGTTTATTAAATACTCCAGAAGAAAAAGAAACTGGAGAAACACAACAACAGAATTCTCCTGAACCACAAAATGAGGAATTGGAAACCGATCAACCTCAGGAACAGGAAATAAGCGAAGAAACTGAATCAGAAGAAGAAGAAGTTTCAGAGCAAGATGTATCTCAAAACGAAGAACAGATTGATACTCAAGAGAAACAGGAAAATTCCACCTACAAGGTAAAAGTTGCTGGTCAAGAATTAGAAGTTACCCTTGATGAGTTGAGAAATGGATATCAAAAAGATGCAGATTACAGACGAAAGACTGAGGAACTTTCTAACGATAGAAAGAACTTTCATTCTCAATCTGAAAAGCAAAGACAAGACTATTCTCAAAAGCTTAATGAGATGAATCAAATATTGTCTAATGCCCAACAAGAGCTTAATACAGAGATAAACTCTGCTGATTTAGAAGCTCTTTACGAAGAAGATCCAGCACAAGCTGCTAAGATTGAACATAGATTAAGAAGAAAGCAAGAAATGCTTAATTCATCTATTCAAAAAACACAATCTGAACAGAAACAACAATTTGATGGATATTTACAGACGGAAAAAACAAAATTAGTTAATAATATTCCTGATTTTGCTGATCCTGGTAAAGCATCAACTTTAAAAAACAATATGAGAAGTCATTTAGCTAAATATGGATTTAACGATTCAGAAATAGCTCAAGTATATGACCATCGTATCTTGATGTTGGTAAACGATGCTATGAAGTTTGGAAATTTACAAAAAGCAAAACCAAATCTTGCTAAAAAGATTTCTAAGCCAAGCAGAGTGTTTTCGTCAGGCATAAAACAAGACAAAAATGATGTCAAATCAAAAGCTGCTAGAGAAAAGTTTGGTCGTCTAAGAAAAACTGGGAGTCTTAAAGATGCTCAGAATGTTTTCTTGGATATGATTAACAACTCAAACAAATAGGATAATATAATGGCATTAATATCTAATACTGTTACAAAATATGCTGTAAATGGTCAAAGAGAAGATTTATCTGATATCATCTACAACATAAGTCCAACTGATACTCCATTTATGAGTTCAATTGGAAAATCAAAAGCAACTGCCGTCAACCATGAATGGGAGATAGATGCGTTAGCTGCACCAGCAGCAAACAACTATCACTTAGAGGGTGATGAAATTGCATTTGATGCACAAACTACAACTACTAGAATTGGAAACAAATCACAAATTTCAAGAAAAGCTGTGATCGTTTCTGGTACTATGGAATCAGTTGACCTTGCTGGAAGAAACAACGAACTAGCATACCTAATCTCTAAAGCTTCTAAAGAACTTAAAAGAGATATGGAAACTACTCTTACTGCAAACCAAGCTCCTGTTGACTCAGGTGCTGGTGCTGCAAGAAGAATGGCTACACTAGAGTCTTGGATTAAAACTAATTCAGACAAAGGTGGTGGAGCTGGTGCTGATCCAACTGGATCTGGTACTCATGCTAGAACTGATGGAAACACAAGAGCTTTTACTGAGTCTCAACTTAAATCTATGATTAGAAAAGTTTGGACTGAGGGTGGCGATCCATCAATGGTTATGGTTGGTGCTTTTAATAAGCAAAAACTATCTGGCTTTACAGGTGGAGCAACTAGGATGGATGATGCAGAAAATAAAAGATTAGTTTCTGCAATTGACGTTTACGAAAGTGATTTCGGTGCGTTACAAGTTGTAGCAAACAGATTTTCAAGAAGTAGATCAGCTTATGTTCTATCTCCTGATATGTGGTCTGCTGCATACCTAAGGGACTTCCAAATGGTTGACTTAGCGAAAACTGGAGATGCTGATAAAAAAGCAATGATAGTTGAATACACACTTGTTTCTAAAAATGAAAAAGCAAGTGGTGGTATTTTTGATTTAACTACTGCGTAGTTACAACTTTTGTGAGGGGGTATTTATACTCCCTCATAATATTCATTAATAATTTTGTTTTCTTTGAAGATTTAATATCGGAACGAAGCAATACAAAAAAAGGAAAATACAATGAGAACACTTAACGATTATTTTATAACTGGTGTAATACCAAATGTATCTGCTGGATCATCAACTTTTGTTGCTGTGCCTGATGGTGGAAATATTATTAAAATTATTACACACAATGCAGTTGTTACTACAGGAACAGCAGCTATCTCTTTTGAAATAGGTGGTGTTGCAATTACTGGAAGTGCAATTAGTCATACAGCATCTGGATCAGCTAACAGAACTATAACTGTTGCTCCAACTGGTGCTAATAGAGTTGAAGAAGATGGTGCTGTTGAACTTATCACTAATGGTGGATCAACAAATACATCAGCTATGGCTGTAACTCTTATTATTAGAAGATAATTACAAATTTTGTGGGGATCTTGTCTAGCGATACTTCCCCACAAATACTAATCAAATAAAAGGAAATAAATTATGCCAATGGGTAAAGGGACGTATGCTTCTAAAAAAGGAAGACCACCTAAAAAAAAAGGTAAAAAGAAAAAAAGTAAAAAAGTAAAAATGAGAAAATATTAATGCAAGGTAGAATGAAAGGTAAAGCTGTCTTAACAGCTAAACAAAAAACTTTACCAAAAAAACTTAAATTGAAGATTGTTAAATCTAAAATGAAGAAAAGAAAATAAAAGGAAAAACAAATTATGGCTTTTAATTATGCTTTAAGACCAAGTACAATACAAAAAATAACAATGGCTGGAACTGCTGCATCTATTGCATCATCTGCTTTTGGATCACAAACTGAATATGTAAGAATTTGTGCTGCAACAGATTTTCATATCATCTTTGCTACTGCACCAACTGCTACTGCTAATCATATTTTTATACCAGCAGATCAACCAGAAATTTTTAAAGTTTCTCCAGGTGAAAAAGTAGCTGCTTTAGGTGGAAATAATGCTGTTATTTCTATTACTGAAATGGGTGCGTAGTGGCAAAGCAAAAGTTCAATACTTTTACTCCAAGAGATAAGCCACCCAAAAGAGGTGCTGGTCAACATAAAAAATCACTCTCAAAACATGAGAAAAGACAAAAAAATACTAATCGTTATTTAGGGCAAGGTCGTTAATGAGAAAAATTGGTCAAGAGTCTGATGGTATTAAAAATAATACTTATTATGATAATGATAAAGAGGGTGTTTTAGTTAAAACATCAACTGACATAGCTCCAATTATTAAAACTAATAAAGAGCTTTACACTAGGAATGATGGTTACTCTCCAGGTAAAGACTTTAAAAGAATAGCATCTGTTCCTACAATAATTTTAGAAATTTGGACAAAAGAATATAACAACAGTCAAGATGGTAATTGGTTTAAATTACCTAAGGATGTTCAACACAAAATATTAAGAGAAAAACTAAATAGTTCTGATTTTAGATATTTTAGAACTGCACCAGGAAAAATTTAATGGCACTAACTACATACACAGAATTAAAAGCATCACTTGCTAACTGGTTAAACAGATCAGATTTAACAACAGAGATAGCTGATGACTTTATTAAATTAGCAGAAGCTGATTTTAACTCTAAATTAAGAGTTAGATCAATGATAGATCAAGTTAGTATAACTGTAGATGCTGAAACTGTTGCCTTACCGACTGACTTTTTACAAATTAGGGATTTTTATATTTTAGCTGGTCAAACAAAAACTCCATTGGTTTATTCAACACCAGCAACAATGGATGCAACAAGTGGCACATCAACAACTGGCAGACCAAGTACATTTACAATTTTAGGAGATACAATTAGATTCTCTCCAAAACCAGATGCAACTTACACAGCTAAAATGAATTATTTTAAAAAATTCCCAGCTTTAACTTCATCAGTTGCAACAAATTATATTCTAAAATCTCACCCAGCAATTTATTTATATGGATCATTGTTTCATGCAGCAAACTTTTTAGGTGGTATCAATCCACAACAAGTCCAAGTTTGGCAACAAATGTTTGGAACTGCTATGGAACGACTTGAGTTAAACGATAGAGAAGATGAATACAATGGAAGTCCTTTACAAGTAAGAACTACAACATCAGTAGCTTCTCCATTTGTTTCAATTTCTTAACAACAGGAAAAAAAAATAATGCAATTACCTTTTGGCGAATGGTTACCAGATCAACCATCACATTTAAATCCTGGTGCAACTGTAGCGACTAACGTCTACCATGCTGCTACAAGTTATAAGCCTGTAAAAGGTTTAGTACCTTATAGTGGTACATCAACTGTTTTACAAAATGCTAAAGGAGCAAAAAGTTTTAGAAATAATGAAAACACAGTTTTTACTTTTGTAGGAACAGCAGATACAATTTACCAATTAGCTGGTGGAGCATTTATAGATAAAGGTGCTAGTGGATTATTTTTAAATACTGCAAAAGCAAAATGCACAATTACAGTTTCTGATTATGCAAATATTGGAGCTAACAAAACTATTACATTAAAAAAAAATAATGGTTCAACTATTGTTTTTACATCAGTTACAGGAACTGCCAGTACAAATCAATTTCAAGTACAAACAAATAATAATACTACTGCAACAAATTTAAAAAATAGTATTAATGGTCATGCTGATTTTACAGCAACAGTATCAAGTGCAGTTGTTACAGTCACAAGGGCAACAGTAGGTAGATTAAATTTAACTAATGTTTCATCTGATACTGTAAAATTAACAACAACAAATTTTATTGGTGGCACACCTTTATCAGGAACTGCTACCGACTACATAACTTTTACTCAATTTGGAAGTTATGTTATTGCATCAAATGGTGTAGATGCACCTCAATATTTTTTAATGGGAACTTCAACAGGTTTTGTTGATTTACAAACTTTAGCAACTGCATCAGGATCAGGAACAGTACCCTCTAAGTTTAGAGTTTCAGGTGTGATAAGAGATTTCTTAGTAACTGGTAATATTGAAAATGCAAAAAACAGATTAGCTTGGTCAGGAATTAATGATATTTCTACTTGGGAAGCTGGTGTTAGTTCATCAGATACTCAAGACTTGCCTGGCTCTGGTGGTCAAATAGTTGCAATAACTTCTGGTGAGGTTGGATATATTTTTAGAGAAGATTCAATTTTAAGAATGGATTTTGTTGGTGGAAACGTAGTATTCCGTTTCTCAGTTTTGAGTCCAAATAGAGGAGCTGTTTATGGACAAACAGTTTGCCAGGACAACAGACAGGTCTTTTTTTATTCCTCAGATGGATTTTTTCAAATCAATGGAGATCAGATACTTCCTATTGGATCTGAAAAAGTTAATAGATTTTTTGAAAGTGATTTAAACAAAGCATACACAGATAGAATTACAGCAGCAGTAGATCCATTTAATACTTTAGCGATTTGGTTATATCCAAGTAAGGATAACCCAAATGTTACTGGTTTATGTGATAAACTTCTGATATACAATTATGTAACTCAGAAATGGTCAATTGCTAAAGTTAAAGCATCACAAATATTTCAACAATTTATTGTAGCTAACACAGTTGAGCTTATGGATATTATAAGTTCTAACATAGATGATATTAATATTTCACTTGATACAAGGTTCTGGGAAACTGGGCATTTGTATTTAGGTGCAGTTGATGAGAATTTTAAAGCAGCTATTTTTTCTGGAAAAAATTTAGAAGCTGAACTTGAAACTAAAGAAACAGAATTGTTTCCAGGTTTAAGAGCAAACATAACAAGTGTTAGACCAATTGTAGATGCAAGTGCAAATGTAATTATTAAAACTAGAGATAAATTAGCAGATGCAGTTACATCATCACCATCAAGTTCAATGAACGCAAGTGGTATAAATCCAGTAAGAAAATCTGGTAGATATTTTAGAGCTAATGTTAAAATTCCAGCAGCAAGTCTTTGGACTAATGCACAAGGAATAGATTTAAAAGCAGTACCAGGTGGGGATAGATAGTGTCAGATAAAATAGATATAGATAACATTAGATATTCATTTGACACAAAAGAACTTTTTCAAAGACAAGTTGAAGAAGCAGTAAATACATTAATTAACAAAAATAATACTGAAAGCGATAAGGCTTTTAGTTGGTTTATGAATTAGGAGCTAAAAAATTATGAGCAGCAATATAAAAGATTATTCGACAACACAAGCAAGTAACATTGATTTAAATGGAATTGATACTAATGAGGGTATGCTTCCATCAAATTTAAATAATGCGTTGAGAGCTTTGATGAAGAATACTAGAGATTGGTACAATGACTCACAATACGTTCAGTATGGTGATGGCTCTGGTGCTGCAACTATTGCTTATGCTTCTGGTACAACTTTTACAATTGCTGGAGTTGATGTAAGAACTATTTATACAGTTAATAGAAGAATTAAAGTTATAGCAGCTACACCTGGAACTATTTATGGAACAATTTCTGCTGTTGCTTTTTCAACTAACACAACAGTTACAGTAGTTTGGGATAGTGGCTCACTATCAAGTGAAGCAATTGATGTTTATTTAGCTGCCTTAACTGTTGACTCTATACCTAAAGGAATCCCAGCTACAAAAATTAATACTGGTGTTGTATCTAATGCTGAATTTAATTATTTAGATGGAGTATCAAGTGCAATCCAAACTCAGTTAAATGCAAAAAATGCTACTATAACTGGATCAGCTACAACGATTGATACAGAAAGTTTAACTGCTAACAGAGCAGTAATATCTAATGGCTCACAAAAAATTGCAGTATCAGATGTAACTTCAACAGAGTTAAGTTATCTTGATGGTGTAAGTTCAAATGTTCAAACACAACTTAATGCTAAAAATGCTACCATTACTGGGGCAGCAACTACTATTGATACAGAAGATTTAACAGCTTCAAGAGCTTTAACATCAAACGGATCAGGTAAAGTAGAAGTTAGTGCAGTTACATCAACTGAACTAGGTTATTTAGATGGAGTATCAAGTGCAATCCAAACTCAAATTAATGCTAAACAAGCTAATGATGCAGACTTAACTGCAATTGGTGCTTTAGCAAAAACAGATGGTAATTTAATTGTTGGTAATGGATCAACTTGGGTAGCCGAAAGTGGAGCTACTGCTAGAACTTCTTTAGGACTAGGATCAATTGCAACACAAGCAGCAAACAATGTTTCAATATCTGGTGGATCAGTTACAGGATTAGGTGAACCATCAAATAATTCAGACGCATCTACTAAATCTTATGTTGACCAAGCAGTTGCTGGTTTAAGAACTAGAGTTATTGCAGAATGTGCTACAACAGGAAATGTTAATTTATCAAATGCACTAGAAGCTGGTGATGCAATAGATGGTATAACTTTAGTTGCTGGAGATAGAGTTTTAGTCAAAAATCAAAGTACAGCTACAGCAAATGGTTTATATATTGCAGTAGCATCAGGTGCTGGTGCAGCATCAAGAGATCCAGAGCATGACACTATTGCCGAACTATCAGGTGGTATGATTGTAGTTAATCAAGGTTCTGTAAATGATAATAAAATATTTTTATGTACGACAGATAGTAATGGATCTTTAGGATCTACAAGTATTACTTATACTGTAATTACTCCAAGTAATACTGGAACAGTAACAAGTATCGCAACTGGTACAGGAATCAATGGTGGAACTATTACAGCTTCAGGAACAATTTCAATAGATAATACTGTTGCTACACTTGCTGGAACACAAACTTTAACAAATAAAACCTTAACTTCACCAAAAGTTAATGAAAATGTAGCAGTAACTTCAACTGCAACAGAATTAAATATATTAGATGGTGTTACATCAACTACTGCTGAACTAAATATATTAGATGGTGTTACATCTACTACAGCAGAATTAAACATATTAGATGGAGTAACTTCTACAGCAGCAGAAATAAATTTACTTGATGCAGTAGCTAGAGGTAAAATAATTTATGGTAATGCTAGTGGAGCTTCTGCTCTTTTAGCACCA